AGCTGGTTAATCAATGAGTCTACGGAGGCGTTCAAGGGACCGAGGAGAAGACCAAAACCAATGTCGTATACGCTGTTGTCAGGGGAGGGGATGAAACCGTACTTGGTGAAGTATTCAGTGGGAACGATACGCAGGATGCGTCCGGCCTTATTCCGCTGAATGTCTTCCATACGATCCCAGCGAGCTACGATCCGCACAACGTACTTAGACTGCACGCAGAACGTGACGATGTAGGGTTCGGCATAGCCGTCCTGGTCCAGGTCCAGCCAGCAATGTTGCTCGCCGAAGAGGAATGGGGTGTCGTAGTCTGTTTGCGGGGCGTTACTCCCTGTGCGCGTGTCTTGCCGAGCCTCTTGCATACGAGGCTGATACGTCGAGGCGGCTTGGTACCAGGACTCTTCCAGGATATCTTCCCACACACCGCTTACGCAGAACTCATAGATCTGGTTGCGGTAGTAAGGGATCAGGTGGGTTTTGCGAGCACAGTCCTCGACAGACTTGGCATAGTAGTCCAGGCAGAAATCCCGCGCAAGCACCAGCTCGGAGACGTTATGTCCTTTGGCCACGGAGTAGTAAGACTTCTTGAAAGCACACCCCACGATGGGGAGGTTAATCAAGAGGCGATCCATACCCTCTTCCCAGCCCTGGTCTACTTCCAGCAGCTGGTTGCTCATGTGCTCCCCAATGCGGGTAGCGCGCAAGTAGGCTTGCCCATCAGGATCGGGTCCGGTGACGCGATACTTGACGATATCGGGGCCATGCACGATGGCGGGGTAAGCGCGGGAATGGAACTGCATTGCGCCGATGGTGACCAAGGGGAACTTTACATTCGAAGAGCCTGGCCACGGGAAGGACTTCTCCTTCACCACCTGCATCGCCAGATCCATCGCTGCTTCCATGCGGGTGGACCAGCGCATACGGGACTGCTCATCAGCCTCGTAACCAGCCGACACGTGCTCACCGATGGTGCACAGATCCTCTTCATCAAAGCGCTCACACAAGTTTGGGGACTTGGTAACGGCTTCTGTAAGGGTGAGCTTTGTCTTCAGGTTGAGCATGTTAATAGCCTGTAATTGCGTTCCGCCCTAAGCGGTCACGTGGATTGTGTTTCACCATTTCGATCTCTTCATCATCCCAGAAGTCCTCTTCGATGACCTCCGCTAGTTGATCGAACCCGATCGAAAGCAGGGCGGTCGAGTCGAATTGGTCGTCTGCTGCCGCATCCGAGTGACCGGTGAACCGCAGCAACTCCGCCTCATATGGCGGATACCACTCGGCCCTTTTGTCAAAACGAACACCGTGGGCGCGCATACGCTTCTGCAATGAGCGTCCTCGCGTAGCCTTGTCCTTGCTCGCCGTGAACTCCACGAAGTTGATCCAGATATCGCGCTCCGCCATTTCCTTCTTGACGATCGGGTAGAGCGTTTGCCAGATGTGACCTTTTTCAACAAAGAATACATCTGGACGATGTGCGCGGTGTACAGCAAATAGATTCTCAATGATCTCATAACTGTCCCAACGACCAACCCGCTGATCAATGATATGCAGAAGGTTTCCAACATCTTTACCCCCTACAGTCAGCGATGTACGGTTGGCCTTGTCCGCCTTGGAAATGGCGAAGTCGGCTGCGGCACAGACTAACTTGCTTGATTCGTAATCGTCTTCATTCATGGGCCGGAACCAGTCCCTGTGCAGGTAGGCTTCGGCGTTGTCGAAGGGGTCGTTGAGGTACTCTTGGGAGTAACCCGCAGCGTCCCCTTGGTTGATGAACATCTGGCGAATGCCGTGTAGGCGTTCTTCAGAAAACTGTTCGGGCCACAGGATATCGGTGAAGTCATCGAAGGCCGCATGGGCCTTGTAGAGCTTCGTGTTCCAGCGAGAGTCCTTCATGACACGGGCCAGGAAGGCATCCTCATGCAGGATTGTACCCTGGATGCGGACAACCCCGCCCTTACGCTTGCAGGGGATCAGCGCACGATAGATCCACTTGAGGAACTTCTGGCGCCGATCGCGGTTCTCAACCTGTTCGTCTTCTTCCAGGTCATCGCCAAGGATCAGGCCAGGACGTTTACCACGCCACTTCAGACCCCGCATCTTCTGCCCCGAACCCTTGGCGATGAAACGACAACGGTGGCCATCCTTGAACAGAACCTCCACTTCCCCGCGAGCGTCCACTGGCAAGGAGGCGACTTGGAAGTCCTCGCGCAAGTCATCGTTTTCCCGGAACTGTGCAGCAATGTCACCGAGGTGGTCCATTGCCAGAGCCTCCGTTGCGGATACTACAACGATGTAATCTTGTACGCGGAAGCAAGCCACGGCCATCGCAAAGGCGTGGGTGAGTGCTGTCGACTTTGCATGGGATCGGGGGGCAGCTCGTGCTGCAAGTTCAATCTCCATGTCGCAGTAGCTCTCCCAGCACTCTCTGTGGAAAGGTGCTACGGGCTGAGGATTGTCGTACATCGGGGATAGATACATCCCGGCGAACGCCTCAAGCAGGTCTGCAGATAGCTTAACCGTCATGGGGGTATTCTATGCGGACGGGTTAGGGGAGTCAACTGGCAAGGTCTTTTGAGGAAATTGCCGGGGGTTATTAAACAGTTATGGCCGGGAAGAACACTAACGCCCCTCACCAAGTCCACACCTGCCTACGGCGTAGCGGCTCCCTATCGGGAGTTTCCAGCCCGAGCAGGCGGCACTCCTGTAGCCAGTAGAGGCAAGCTGCTTTGATATCCCCTCGGGAGGGCCTAGGGTTTACGCGGGAGAAGTCAAAGGGACGAGGGGGACGAACCCACTCGCCCTCACAAGGTACGTCTGTTGGTTGTACCTTACACTTGGCCATCAACGGTCCCTAGTTATCCCAAGCCGAGGGCCGAAACACCTCCAACTGCTCAAAGCGGAGGTATTTGCGTCGCATGGGTTAGTTCAGGATGTCAACTCGGGGTGTGCCCACGTCAATCGTCACAGAGCTGGACGTGTTGAAATTGCCAGTGACAATGAACTGCGCATTGGTTGGGGAGTACGCCAACTCCAATTCCTCTGACTCAAAGTAGTACGTCACACCACTGGCCGCAGCCGGGATTGATCCACCTTCAGCCGCTGTCAGGGCCCCACGGATCGCGTATAGACTGGCCGTTGTGCCGTTCTGAGTCAGGCTCAACTCGACCCGGAATCCAAGCATTGAGGTGATGCCAGAAACCGTGATTTCGCAGCCGATTTTGATTCGATTGCCAGCCGCCAGCTTTGTGTGAAATGTGTTTGATGTCAGCGTGCCATTGACCGTCGCTGATGCCGCGACCAGTCGCTGATTGTTGCCTTTGCCATCAGCTCTCGCAACCAGACTCGGTGTCCAGTTAGCTCCCGCAGTTGTCCACAAATCGGCTGTCGGCCCTGCCCCAGTTAATGTTGGATTAGGCAGAACCTGTTTGCAGTTAGGGTCAAATGTGCTGGTCTCTGTGTAGCTAGACACGCGGGGGCGCGGGTCAGGCGGCAGCAGATCAGAGCACGCTGCGTACTTCAGATTCGCCAAGCGCAGCATCCCCGCTGTGTTCGGGTGCAAGTTGTCCGAAGCAATCCACGACGCAGACACAGCCCCAGTTGTGCTAGCCCCGTTGACTTGAGACGCCCACTCATCAGCGATGCGAACGGTGAATGAACGACGCGCACGGCGGGATTGGTTGATACGCAGCAAGGCCTGCGTGCGTGGCGTGCCGAAATTCGCGTAGGCCGCTGCTTCGGGCGGGATCGTTGACAAGACCAGCACAGCGCCAACCGCAGCGCAGGCCGCCACCAAGGCATCGTCAACAGAAACGACCTGGGCAACCATCGCATTAACCTCAGCGTCGGTCGATGCTGCTGCCAGGCCGTTTGCATCGTTAATCCCGTATTGGGCAAATACGATTGACGGTGCCGCAGCTTGAAGCAATGGGATGTAAGCAGACAGATCGGAGGACGTGGCCCCACCGACGCCGAAGTTGCTGGCCCACGTGATCCCCGTGATTGCACGGAACCATGCAGCCCAACCATAGTCTGCTGGTTGGGCCATACCATACAGGTTGGAGCTCGTAAGCGTACCTACCACGGTCGAAGGATAAGTAAGCGTGTTTGCGTCAACAACCGTGATTTTCGACTCAAGAGTTCGCAAACCCGTTGCGCCGGTGCCTGCGGTGACGCGGACCTTTGAACCTGTTGGCAAAGCGTGCCCAGTCAGGCTTACTGTGGCTGTTGTGCCATCGCCAACAACCGAAGTAACCGACTGCTGACGCCACATGCGGTTTGTATAGCTGTCGCCAATAATCGCTGCTTTCGACAGGTCCACCAGCATGCCGACAGACCGCGACACAGCCGCCCGGCTCGCGTCGTCTAGCACTTCCGTGCCATCCGGGTTGACGACCTTCATCATCGCGTCTTTATATGTAGATTGTGTAGTCATGCTTCACCTGCCATACGTTTGTGTTGACGGACAGCTTGCGCCTCTGTAGGCTCAAACTGCTCTTTCAGCGGATTGACCGCCTTCAAATCCCGGTCGTGGAACTTGCGCCCCTCCGCCTGCCTAGGCGCTGGGGACTTCTTTTGCTGATACGTCGACGATTTCATCAGGATTCTCCTCGCGCGTCTTGCGCAAAAGGCCGACAAGTCTGTCAGCCAAACCATTTAAACGATCCACTGGTGGTTGTTGCGCCGGAGCCACTTGCTGTTGATGCCCCAGCCCGCCCGCGTTAATAGCCTTCCCACCCACTTCCAGCGCCTTTAGCAGCGTAGCATCTGAAATCGACGCCGCCGGAGCAGAAAGTTTCTCCAACAGCACCTCCTGCGACTTGAGCACGATCGCCCGAAACCTCTCATTAACCGAAACCCGCAGTTCCGTGTCAACAATCTCCGCCCGCCGTGCACTCAGCCGCTCCCGAAACGCATCACTTGCCATAATCACGCTCACCCAGGAAGGCGTATACCCAAAGATCCCCGCGAGATCATTCTGCGAGATGTCCGGCTGCGCCACAATCAGATCAATCATGGCGTCATGACTATACCTAAGCCTCTTCGGCCCGAGTGGCGTCGTGTCCCGTGGCTGCAAATACCCAGGAACCTCGCCTTGAGGCCCCGCTACCAGTGCTGTCATATCATCCCCTCTCCAGGGCTAGTTAAATCCATCCCGGGCTTTCGCCCTCACGGGCGTAGTGTAACCCGGAAGGGGGGAGGGTGGAAGGGCTTGGGCGGACCCGGGGGTACTTGCCGGCGATTATCAAAAAGTAATGCCCGGCATATATAGAAAAGTTGCTGCAAAATGTGGGGGAGGGGAATGACCCTTTTCAAAGTAAGTAAGTTTCCCCCTCCCCACCCCTTCGCAGCACCCCCCCACCCCCACCCCCTGGGGTAGGCACCCTTGGCATCCCGGGCTCCCTGGTAGTGGTTGGGGCAAGGGCCTCCCAGGGCATTGGTGGCCTGGATGGGTGGGTGGTTGGTGTGATGGGTGGTGGGTTGGTGGGTGGATGGGTCATGGTGGGCCGGGATGGGGGGTTGGTGGCCCATGGGTGGTGGGGTGGTGTATTGGTATGGTGGATGGCCCCGGGTTGATAGGGGGCGTTTAAATCGGTCGGGTGTTACAATTTATTACAACTATTTTCCGCTGACCCGATTGACATCCCGGGCTGGTGGAGTTGAAATAGCGGTGTTGAAACACAAACGGCCCCAAGGGGCAGGAAAGGTGGATATGGCACAGAATAGATGCGGGGGTGATACCCGATCGGCCTGGGTGGCGCATGAGTGGCTCACACAAGGGCAAGGCGGGCAACGAGGCGGCATGGCTCCAGCCAGGCACCAACG